TCACTTGGCTGCTCCGTACGGCTCGTTTAAAATCTTCGCGATACGGGTCAGCTTTTTATGCATTAAATCCTCGCCATACTGCGCGTGCGGGCCGATATGCACGTGCTCGAAAAGACAATGCATGGCAAGCAGCATGGCATGTTCGTGGCAGCAGGCAAAATGTTCGCCTTCAGGACAGCCAAACGCCGCCTTGTTGGGGCCTGCTATGGCGTATTGCGGGCGAATGGCGTACATCGTGCCGATGGTCTTGTTCGTCTCACATCCTGGCAGTTCACATTGACGAACTTCCTCAGATGGGTCGTTTTTCCTGTGAAACATCTGATCACCGTCATGTGGGATCGTGCGTAGTACTGACATGGTTCTCCTAGTCGTTGTCACTGTAGTAGATTGCCACGGCGTCAAAAGACACGCTGGCGGAAAGCGTGATTTTACACGTCGATGAGCCGACGTTACTCACGGACACACTCACAGGAGTCGTCGACGAGTTCGGCGTGACAATGATCATGATCGGCGTCACCCCGACAAGGCCATGCGAGTACGTTCCTGAGCCGGAGCCACTAAAATGACATGAGCTATGATAGTGATTGCCGTAGCCGTCGCAGTGATGTCCGTGTTTATGGTGACATTGCCCGCTTTCGTCGATCACCAGAGCGTCAATCACGACGCCATTGGTCTTGACCGAGAAGACTTGGCAGCGGTCATTTGAGCCAGAATGATGCTTGTGCCGGGAGGAATGGCAGGTATGACTTCCGTTTTTGATCGTGATGTCGATATCGTCGATCTCGATCAACGTGTTGGTATTGTTCGTTGCGCCGATACTACCGTAGTAGTTCGCCGCATTCAAGACCTGTTGGAAGTTCGCGTTCACGTCGGCGCTTTTAATCGTCGTGTTGGGCGAAAAAGTGATCAGTGAGACCTGTAAACCCATTAATTGATCCCGTAGTACTGTTTATAGCTGCGTACAAACTCTTTGGCGGTGTTGGCCGCATGAAAGCCGTAACGCTGATTGATGCGTAGTTCGCCCAGGTCAGCCAGATTCGTGTAAATCACTAACGGGTCCTTCAAAAAGACCGTCGCCGGAGCCACACGAGGCCGAATGAGCGTCAGTAAGACCCGTTCCGCCGAGTCGCAACCGGGGAAAAACTTGGCTTTGGCGTCGCAATCTATCGTGATCGTCACGTCTAAGCCTTCAGCGGCAAAGATTTCACCAAGCGCCTGCGGCAATTTCACCGCTTCCTGCCCCGAAGTCATAATGGCCTCGTAGCCTTCGCTGGTATACTCGACCGGGACCCGATTGAGCGGAATAGGATCATGTTGTACGGACATACTGTTCTCCTTTCATACACTGTAACGAATTATCAACACAACTGCGCTCCGGCTAGCTTAAAAGTACTTCTATTCGTCGTGCGTTATCGACTTGATCGCCCAACTGGATGCCTCTTCAATGGCGGTCAGGGCAAGAGAGCGGCGACGTGAGGCTGGCGCAAACTTTTCAACGGCCAGGGCGTAGTTGAGCGCCGCTTGACGCAGAATGTCCATGCGTCCTTTTTGCTCGTCGGTTAGGTTGCTATTCCACGAATACGCTTTTCGTAGATATTCTTCGTCTGTCATGGTATTTCTCCTAGTTGGTCTGTGCTGCGGTCGCCGCGCCCGTGGCGACGATGCCCATCGTAAAGTCGTTGAGACTCTGTTGGATCGACTTAAAGGTGCGCGACAAGTTCGGCATGAGCGAATCTAACTCAAGGTCCACATAGTCAAAGCCGTAGGTGAGCGCGACAATCGGTAACGTATGATCGAAGAGCGACGTTTTCAGGTTGACGCCAATCGCAAAATCCCAGGCGTCAACGTCCCATACCGCCTGATTCCATAGCGTCGGAATTGACGAGTTTGGCGCGGTCGGATCGACGACCAGCACGCTATCGCCGACCTTAAAACTATCTATCGGGTAGCCTGTACCCGTCGTGCCGCTATAGTCAGGGACGCGTATTTTTGTCCTGATCGTGTAGCGATTGAGCTGCGTAAGCACGCCGAGCGCTACGACCGAAAGCGTATTCTGGTCGACAATTCTGGCCTCGGTGTAGTAGTTTATGCGCTCGCCAAACGTGGCAAGAGAGGTAGCACTTGTCTTTACAAGCTGCATTGGGACTGAGGTGATCGTCGCTGTTCCGCCGATGTTACCAGAGATAGAGATGTTGCCTGTATCACCGCTCACACTAAAACTATCGCTGTATTTACCGCTCACGCTGCCGCTGACATGGACGGTTCCGCTCACGCTACCACTCACAGTCATGCCGCCGCCGCCAGCCGGAGCCGTACCGCTCATGCTGCCACTCATGCTATTGCCGCCGCTCATGGAGCCGCTTGAACTCACATTCCCCGACGTAGAGCCGTTCAGACTCAGGCTTTTACTTGATGTCTGGCCGCTGGTGATCGTTCCTGTGACCGTTCCTGTCGTCGTGCCGCCGCTATTTCCGCCCTTGTACACCACGACGTTGCGTAGCTGCGACCAATCTATGCGGTATTGCGGATTTGAGATATTTTTACCGACATAAAGCGTGTGGTCTGGCAATGTATTCGGGACGTTGACAGAGAGCGTATTATCGGGGTTAATCCGATAATACCAGTTGGCGGGCAGCATCAGCAGGCAGGTGTCGTAGATGCTCTGCATGTTTTGATTGGAAAACGCATAGCTGACAGTGACGCCGCTGGTCGTGGGATTGGACGGGTCCCACGTGATCGGATTCATATAGGTATGCGTCGTTACGGAGTCAAACGTCGTCGTAAAATACTTCATGATAAAGAGCGGATCGACGTATGTGCTGGTCTGCCCCGTTTTGCCAAAGAAGATGTTGGTTGTAATACCGTGATCGCCAAGGACGCTTGAAAACGGAACCAGCGTGATTGTAACGGATTCCTCGCCAGAGTCGCTAATTTCTGGTTCTATCGTGTCAATAAAGCCCTGGTAGCGAAGGTAGCCATTGGTCGAAAGCCCTGGTCCAAACAGGTAGTAGCGCACGACGTTGCCTTGCGCAATCGTGCCACGTGAGCCTAAAATACCCGCCTGATCGTAAAAGTCAAAAGGGCGTGGCAATTTGACGCGCATCGGCGAAATACCGCTCGACAGTGTTTCGGTGAAACCCGCGAGCAATGGTGCGTCGCGTAGCACGTCGATAAACGTGGAATTGTCCGGCGCATACACGAAGGCCATTTGATACTTATAGTATTGCTGACTGACAATATTACCAGTAAAGTTGTACTGCGTCGTGATGGGCGGCGGAACCGGGGCAGGGGCGGCACTGTTAGCGTACGTGATCGAATCCGAGAGGATCAACATGCTCGGATCATTGATCGCCGACGTATCGGTCACGCCAAACTGCGTTAAGGTGACGGTTGAGCCTGACGAGCGACTTCCCGTCCAGAGCCCAAACTTGCCGCTATTAAAGAAGCCATCATTGACTTGCAGCGTCCAGCTTGACGGCTCACCATTTGCCAGGACCCATGTTTTGAGAAAATAGTCGCCTGTGACGGCCCAACGCAGGCGCATCCCGTATGGCACGCCGCTTTGATTGGGGTTCGGGTTGCTGGTCGTCGCGATGATGTTGTCGGAGCCTGAGACAATGCGGTGAATATTAACGTTCGAGGCGGTCGCTTCGGCGTACATGTAGTCGTTGCTGTCTAAATAATCGAAGAAGACGCCGACGTGGTTCGAACTGTTGTTCGTTTGCCACTCCATGTAGATTTCGAAGGGTTGCCCTGACCCCGATGAAGCCAGCGATTCAAACGCCGTCGCGCCAGAGCTAGAGAGCGTGGATACTCCTGCATCGCTGACAATGGCAAACGACGAACTTCCGCCGAGATTCGTCCAGACATGGCCGTCTGAGGCGGTTCCCCATCCTGACTGATTGGCGCGTTGAAAAGTATCAAGGGCGATATACGACATCTACGATAACCACCTTGTATTCCAGTTCCACACAATTTCGAGCTGTGGAACAGAGTTTGCATTGATCGTAAAGGTATAGTTTGTGGTAACAGGCTCAAGCACCGGGAACGACCCGGCGACGGCAGAAATCGTCGTCCCTCCGTTCAAAATAGCCGTGTAGCCATTCGTCGTCAAAGGATCGCAGTTAATCACAAGGTCGTCACCGTAGTTGCTTGGCAAGAGTGACGACACACGCAACACCTGTTGATCGTTGGTCTGATTCATATGAATGAAGTTGATCGTCGAGTCCCGCGTCACGGTTGCGCCTATCGGGAAGGTGATATTTGGCAAGAAACCACCAACCGGGACCGTCGTGGCTCCCGCTGGCGTGTTCGCTGAGACCACAACCGACTGCGTGGTGAGCCCGGTTTTCAGGATCAAATCGTCACCTTGATAGAGGTCCTGTGTCGTCGCCGTGACGTTAATCGACGTGTAGTTGACGTTTAAGGTTGCCGCCGAGGTCAAAGTAACCTGCATAAAGGGTTGCTGGTTGGTGATCGTCACAATCGGACGGGTATAGACGTTGCCGCCGCCTGCGAGCTGAAATGACTGCGTATAGGCCGTCGAGCCAAGCGCGGTGCCGTTGGCCGGGAAGACGACGATGCCTGTGTCGTAGCTGCTTTGCGTGGAAGCAAAGGCGAACGGCGTGTAGGCGATAAAGTCGATCTGCGCCGTCGTTGAAATGATCTGCCCGGTGCCAAAGGCGTATTTAACGTCGACACAATCGCAGATGAAATAGCGGTTATCATTGCTATGTAGACAAAGTTGCTGCCCACGCTGCCAGAGCGCATTGAGCAGCGTATCTAGCTTGTTTTCCAGGTCGGAGCGCGAGACCCCCACCACGCGTACCGTCAGCGAAATCTTGCGTTCATTAATGTTCTCGCCGACCTTCTTCATGCCCTCTAAACGCCCGATTTTATACATGCTCGGATTAATCGCCGGAAAAGCCAGACTTTTCGCGATGGTAAAATAGCTCACGCCATCATTCAGGTTGAACGCCCCGTACGTTATTGCTGTAAGTGCCATGCTAGAATCCTACTCCCGTTGTTGCTCCGCGCATACCGTATTCCTGCGATAACCCTTGAAGCATGTTCATCTGGTTATAAATGTTGGCGATCTGGCTAGGTGAAAGGCCGTTCGTCGCTGAATTGCCGAACTGCTGTTGTATTGTACCGAGCTGCGTGCTTGGTATATTATAGCCGATTGTGGTGCTTCCGATGTTATTTACCGTGGAAGTACCGCCATTGCTCATCTGCTTCAATTGCTGCAAGATTTGGCGCAGGACCGCTAAATGTTCAGTGCCATTGGTGACGTTACCGTTCGTGCTGCGCGTGGCGTTGACGACGTTAGAGGCCGTTGGGACGGTGGCGGCAATCACCGCAGCAGCGTTTTGCGCAGCCATGGTCAGGGCAGGAAGGCCGCGCTCGATGCCCGTCGCAAAGTTTTGCACGAAGTGTTCGCCCCAGACATCATCGTCAGCAAGGACGCCTTGTGACGGTTTTGAGTGTCCGAGATTGCTCTTCATCATGCCTGCCATGCCGGAAATCGCCGACTGGATTGCGCCGTATTTGCTCTTGACGCCCGCTGCAAAGTTCGCGCCAAAGTCAGCGCCCCACGTCGTTGCGCTCTTGTCGAGCGCCGTCATTTGCTGCGTGATCCACTGGATAAGCGCGGTGATCGTGGTTTCGATGGTTTTGGTGCCTGTCTGGATCGCTGTGTTGATGAGCTTCATGCCGTTCGTGGCGTCGAGCACCATCGTTTTCCAGTTCGTTTGATCCAGCTTGATCAGCGCCAGCCAGAAGGTTGTCCAGGTCGTTGTGACCAGCAAGAGTTGCGCCTTCAAGAAGGTCTGATACTGCGTCCACCACTGCGTGTAGAGCACTGTGAGCTGTAGCTGCCATGTGCGATAGTTGTTGTAAATCAACAACTCGTACTGCGTATAGAGCGTGAGAATGAGCGTCCAGTACGTACGCGTATTGTTGATCAGGCTTGTCCAGAATGTTTGATCCTGCAAGGTGATCTGATTGAGGTCGGTCGTGATCGTTTTGACAATGGCGGCGTACGCGGTCGTGATGGTGTTCTGCATCAGGGCAAGCGCCGCTTTGGTCTGGGTGTTCATCGCCGTCCAGGTCGCGACCGTATCCGTCAAGATCAGCGCGTCGTCCTGTGTCACGGTGACGATGATGGTCGCAAAGCAGGAACGGACGGTCGTTTCCATCTGGTTGAGCGAGGTCGTGATATCCTTGCCGACCGCCGCCCAGGTCGCCATCACTGACGTTCTGATCAGGTTGCCAGAGGCGACGACCTGCGTGTTCATCTGTGTGAAGCCGGAGCGTACTGCCGCCGTACTGGTCTGCATTGAGACGGCAATGGTTCGTTGCACGTTGGTCCACATCTGCGCCATGCTCGATGCTGCCGCCGTTTGCATCTGGATAAACGTCGCCTGGGTCTGCGTTGAGAACGTTTGCACCTGCGCATGCACCTGCGCCGTTGACGTGGCGGTATTGGCGTGGATCGCCGACCACATGTCCGGCCAGATCGAGTGATGCACGACGGCATCAGCCATGGCATGAAACATGCTAGAGATCGAGTCGACGAAGCCCCCGACAAGGCCCTTGATCGTGTTGATAAACGTCATGGCGACGGCCTTAATCGCGCCCCAGAAACCATTCCAGATGTTTTCTATGCCCTGGCAAATCGTGTTCCAGCCTTGTTGCATCTCCGCGCCGTTGCCGTGGATCAAGCCTTTCAGGAAGGTAAAGGCCCCGACAAAGACCTGGATAATACCCACGGCAAACTGTATGACGTGTGCTATCACGTTAATCAAGCCTGCGATGAAATTTGCAAGCGCGGCGATCACTCCGACGATAGCGGCGACAACAGCAGCAAGAGCAACAAGAAGCAATCCACCTAAGAGCTGTGCGACTTGCATCACGACCGGGATAAAGGGCTGTATTTCCTGCCAGAGCTGCCCGAAGAGCGGCGCGACCGTCGCCATGGCTTGTTGGATCGCTGCCCAGGCGGGACGCAGCGCGTTCATCAGGACCGCGCCAAGCGAAACGACCGCCGCCCATATGCCTGCAAGCACTGCCTGCCCCTGCTTCGTTGTGGTGAGCCAGACGACCAGGATTGCACCAAGCGCGATCACCGCCGCTGCGACCAGTGTCACCGGGTTGATCAAGGCGACCAGATCAACGACGAAACCACCGACCGCCGCGCCCACGCTCTGAAAGATCGCCCAGAGTGCTTCTAGTGGGCTTCCAAAGCTGGCAAAGAAGGCAATCACTCGTGGTCCAATGCCCATGAGCCAGGAGAAGGCCGAGCCCAGATTGCCGACCAACGCCCCGGCGAGGTCTTTGATCGCTGTGCCTGCCACGCCAAGTAAGGGGCCGATACGCGGCAGGAACATCAAGAAATTATTCCAGGCGATCATCACTTCGCTGACCGCAATTTGCACCGTACTAAAGCCGATGTCGAGCGCCATCAACCCGGTTCTGACACCGCCGATCACCCCTTGTAGCGCACCAATGGCCCCACGGAAGCCAAGCAAGCCGACGATGATGGGCAGAATTTTCGGAGCCCATTGACCGAGCTGGAAGGCGAACATCTCGATTTGTGGTAACGCCGCCTGTAAAGCTGGCGCAATCGAGGTGCGTACGTAGTTGCCAAAGGCCAGGATTGACGGCGTGGCTGAGCGGATCGCCGCCGCAATCTGTTGAATAATCTGCGCGAACGTCATACCGACGCCGTTCATAAAGTAGGCGAAGGCAGGAATGACGACCGTATCCACGATGGTGCCAAGCCCTTGCAGCAACGGATGCAGCGCCGTCAGCGCACCGCCAACCGCGTTTTTGAGCTGGTTAAAGGCGTTGGAGATCATCACGGCCATGTTATGTAGCACAAAGCCAATCGGGGAGCCTGCCGCCGCCAGATCGCGCATATGCATCGCCACGGCCACCACCACACCGATCACTGCGCCAAGCGCCAGAGCAATCGCGCCAATCGGGGCCAGCGCTTCCCAAAACATCCCGACGACGGCGGCGATAGCGCCGACCAGCACGACACCCATCATGGTTGCGACGGTCGCAATCACAGGCATCAAAATTTGCGCGTTGCCTGCGACCGTCGACAACAGGTCAGCGAACTTGGAGAAGAGCCCGGATACGGTTGGGCCAACCGCCGCCACAACGTTGTACGCCATGACGGAGAGCGCCCCGGTGATGCGCCCCAGAGCAAAGCTGATCGTTTGAGACGTGGATTGAAAGGCTTTGTCCAGCGACCCGGCTGCGTCCGTTTGTGCTTTCAGCGTTTCGGCCACGTTTTTCCCGCCGTTTGCCAGAATGTAGAAGGCGGCGTTGGTCGCTGTGGCGTTTTGTAGCAACGCACGCATCTCAGTCCAGTTACCATGTGTTGCTTGAAGTAAATATTGTAAGCGTTCTGTTAGATCGAGACTGGCATACTTTTGCTCGCTGAACTTGAGGCCGAGCGCCGCTGCCGCCTTTGCCGTTTTATCCATGCCGTTATGCAGGACGCTCATTAAGTTGCCCAGGTTGGCGGTATCCTGGCGAACGGATGGATTCACTTTGGTCATGGCGGCTTCTGCGGCTAATACCTCTTGCAGCGAGAAACCTGCCGCTCGACCTTGCGCCGCTGTTTTACCGATAGCGTTGGCAAAGGTGTCGTACTGCTGTGCGCCACTGACCACGGCGGCAGTAAGTTGGTCCTGCGTCTGCTTTGCTTTATCTGCGCTAATGCCGTACGCATTCATCACCGACGTTAACGCCGTACTTACCGTCTGCATTTTGGTGCCTGTGGCGGCGCTGGCCTCCATCGACACGTTGAGCACTTTAAGGGCATCTGCCGAGTTAAAGCCTTCTGAAATAATGAAATACATGCCATCAGCGGCATCTTTCAACGAGACGCCGAACTGCATCGAGTCGGTGGAAAGCTGATTGATCACGCTGTTTAAGCGTGAAAGCCCTGCGGCTCCCTGCAAAGACTGATCGGCTAAGCCCGTGATCTTGGCAATACTGTCTTCTGCGGCCATGCCCATTTGCAAGAAGCCCCCTGCGGCCTGCGTGATCATCGGGATCAGCATCATGAGCATATAGGCGTCGCCGCCACCTGCCCCTTCCGCGTCTTTTTCTGCGCCTGCCGCTGCCTCTTCTTCTCCTGCCATGCTTGCCAGGGCAGCGTCGAGTTGATTGAGCTTCGCGATCAGACCGTCAATGGCGTCGCCAAAGCTAAACGTGGCATTGGAAATGTTCGCCATCGCCGTGTTTGCTGTCTGAACACTGGCGTCATTTTCGACTAGAACAGCGTTTAAAGCCTGAACTGCGCTTGTTGCAAACATTGTTTGCTGCGTGACTTGCCCTGACATATCGGCGAGCGTTTGCTGCGCGGCGGCGTTGGCTTCGTGTTGTGTGGCGGCGGTCGAGCTGGCTGATCCTGCGTCAAGTGTGGCGGTGGCGAGCTTGTCAGCGCCGTCAGCAGCTTGTTGTGAAATCTGCTGGAAGGTGCTGACCTGCGCTTGAAGCTGGTTAAACTGATCAAGGAAGGTGACAAAGGCGGTTGTCGCCGTGTCTGAAATATTGGTGCCGAGCGCAGCAATCGCCTGATCTGCGGCGTCAATGGGGCCGAGCAGCCCTGTCATGGCTTGATCGAAGTTAGTCAGCGAGCTATCGGCGCTCGAAATCGTTGAAAAAGCCGTGTTGAGCGCTTCATCAAGCCTCGCAAGAGCATCGCTGGCGGTGTTGCCGTCGTCGCCAAGCAGCGATAAATCCTGTGCGGCGGTCGCAAGTTGCTGGCCCATGGCGTCAACGGTGTCGCCAATCGCCGAAAGCGCCTCATCGGTCGCCGACGAGGCTTCTTCAACAGTCGTCAGGGTTTCCGCCACGGCCTGTAAGCCTTGCTGAACGGTGTCGGTGGTCTGCGCGAGGTTGTCTTGTGCCTGGGCAAGAGCATCAGAGGCTTGTCCGGCGTTGTTAAATAAGTCGCCGACAGCTCCGGCGCTGTCCATGAGCAGCTTAAAGCCATCAGCAAGGGCCTTGATGGAGTCAGACAGTGAGGAAATCTGCCCATCAAGGCCGTTCATCGCCGATTCGAGGTTGTTAAAGCCCTTCGCAACGTTGTCAATGGAAGACGCCCAATCATTTAACGCACTTATGGCCTGTTGTACATCGCCTGTAACGTTAAATAAGATTTCTTCGTTGCCTGCCATCCGTTGCTCCTAGCTGCTCGCAGCCTGCATTGCGTCGTTTTCTCGTTCTTTGCGATCCGCCATTTCGCGCATCATGGCAAAGAACGTTAAGTAGTGCATTTCGTCGATGTCTCGCGGCCTCCACCCATATTCGCGGCAGGCGAGGTCATACACCACAATCGGTCTATACCCTTCCGGCGTGCGATCTACGATAGTTCCGCTCTTTTCCTGCTCTTCCTGCGTCGCAGCGAGGGTTACCAGCAGGTGTGAAGCGGCTTCGGGGTCACGACGTTGTAACTCCCTGGCCTGCTTCATGGCTTCACGTTGGGCCTCGTCGTCCCAATCCATAATCGAGATGTCCGAGGCCATTTCGCCCCACAAGGCTTCGTCAGCCTTTTTTATTGCGCCTGTTGTTGTAGCAACTTCAACTGGCTTCCGAAAAAAGCCGAGAACAGCCCTAACACTTTCTGGAAGCTCAGCCCTTCAACCAGCGCGTCAAGCGTCATGTCAGGCTCCGTCAACCGCCAGACAGCTAAGACTTGCTCGGTCATCCAACCAATCATGGCCTGCTGGTCAGTGTCTTCAGGGCTCATGGCAGCGGCGCGTTTTAAGCGCTCCTGTGAGGCCATCATGGCGTGGAAGACTTTCATCGGAACGTAGGTGTTAATCCAGGTCGTACGAGCGACAGGCTCGCGTCGCATGACCTTGCGGCGTCCTTTGCCAGCGGCGATCTCGACTTCGATGTCCTCAAATTCGACGATAGTCACTTCAACAGGCTCCGGTAACACTTCCGAAAAGTCAGTTGATTGGTTGAGAAGGATGTCTAATCCAGTGTTTTCCATGTTAGGTTCTCCCGTCATGCGTACAAGTTAGTACGCGGTATTCTGTGTGTTCTGAATCGCAACTGAGATGATGTAGGCATTCTGGCCCTGATTGGACACTGAGGTGCCTTCCAGCGTCAGCTTGTAGTGCTTGCCGTCTTTCTTTGGCTCCGGCATCTTGACCTGCGCATAATGCAGCGTAGTCAGGGTGTAAGTGACGCTGTGAAAGCCGTCAGGCTGCGTAAAGGTCAGCGTGAGAGACCCCGACCCGATGGTCTGTGAATCGGTGGTGCCTGCGGTGCCTCCCAGGTACGTCAACGCAATGAGCTGCGAGTTTTGCATGATAATTTCGATGTTCGTCTTAACATCTATATTACCAAAAATCAGCGCTCCGAGCGTTAATTGCTCTGCCTGGATGCCTGTGTCGATGCCGTTTTTCTGGGTGATGCTGAAATTTTCCACGGCTGCGGCATCGCCTGTGGTTGCGCCGTTCAGCGTCCAACCCCCGTTCGACTGGCTGTACAGGAAGATGTTATGATTTTCATAGCTCACGGTGGCCGGGTTATTCTGCGCGGTAGTCGCAATGCCGATGAAATCGACGGTGTATTCGAGGATGCCGCCCGCTTTGGCTGAACGTACAATCTGCTCGATTTTGCAGTCGGTGATACGCAGTGTAGGACCTGCGCCGGAGTTCAGCGAGCCTAAACCAACCTCAACCGTGTAGTACGGCGAGTCAATCTGGTCGGTCAGCGTATGCAGGGAGTACGTTCTGATCGCGTCGCTGGTCGTGTGGGCCTTCTTCAAGCTGCCGCTGTTAGCGACGGTCAGGGTATAGGGGCCGACGCCTGTCGCTGGAATGGTAAACGTCGCAATCTCTTCGTTGGCCGATCCTGCCCCGACGACGAGCACAATCGTGCCTGATCCGGTGAGGCCCGTATTGGATGGAACGGTGATAGACGTGGCTCCGGCTGATGTGTTGGCTGAAAGCGTGGTCGAAAGCGTCGCAGCGGTAAAGGTGTCGCTATTGGTACCAAGTGCCGCCGCTTCAATCAGGCCCATTTCGACGGGACGTGGATTGAACTTGACGGTGACTTTCACCATCTGCTGTTCCTTCACCAACTGTGAAACATGGCGCGAACCATCGCCTTCCCATACCTCAACGGCCTTCATGCTATATTCAAGCTTGGTGCCATCCAGCCAGCGCAGGAAGCTTGTCGGGGCAGAAGGAGAGCCCTGAGCGCCCTGTTTGGCGATGCCTACGTAGGCGTTATCTTCGCGAATCGGGGTGATTGCCATTAATTCTCATCTCCTAGCGGCGCGGTGACTTTGATCGCCTCGAAATCGCTGCGTCCGGTGTGGAATTGATAGCCAAGCTCGGCTAATTCTGCGTCAGAAAGGCCCTTATGCTCCGGTTTCACGACGCGACCAGGGCCGAGGTTTTCAGCCGGGGCAAGGTGGCGAGGATCAAGCAGGAACGTGGACCCTAAAACTTCCTCTTCGTTCATCAGAAGAGTGGAACCGGGACGTAACACGAAGTCAGTCAGGCGAGCGCCAGAGCCATCAAAGTACGGCCCTCCCTGCTTACTCAGAACAACCTCGTGCTGCCCGATGTAGCGGGCGGGTATCTTTGCCATGAAACACTCCTAAGCGTCAAATGGTAGGACGTTGACGGTGATGGTCAGCGCTCTCTTCAACAAGGTGATGCCTTGTACGGTTGTATTATCAAGTTCGCCCTTGTAGGGGGCCAGTTGATATTTCGCAATGCTGGTCGCATGCGGGTCTCCGGCCAGCGACAACGACGAATTGTCCATCAAATTCGCTAAAATAATTTCTAGATCGGCCTTGATGTTTTTGCGCACCACGTCGATCCCGGTCGTCGCTTGATCCCATCGGTCGTAGTACGTCACGATGAATTGCACTTGCCCGTCGAACACGTTGGTGCCTTGCTGTTGGTATTGCTGTTTGCCTGTTTCGATGTGAACGCAGGGAAAGCGGGAAAGCGAAAGCTGAAATTCGTTTTCGATCACGACCGGGTTGCCAAGCGAGCTGATGCGGGTCCCAGGCAGGATGATATAACCGATAATGGGCATGAGAACAGCGTCAGTATTGGGGTTGCTCACTAGAGATCACCTAACCAGACCCGTATCACGGGGTCTACAATCTGGTCCATGAACGTTTCTACGTAGTCTTTCGACTTCTCATGGAAGGGATTTGCCGCCTGTCCAGAGACCCACGGCGTCGGATGCATCGCATCAGGCCACCACATGACCATCTTTTCCACCGGGAAGATCGGGCTGGCAGTGCCTTGCGTGACGTAGCCGAACTTGATGGGCTCGTTCGTCCATACCTCGGCAGTCGCTTGCTCGCCAGGATCGGCGTCATTCATGCCAAAACTGTCGCGCAAATGTCCTTCTTCGTTCGGCAGGACGCCGTTGTTAGCCGCGCCATCGAAGGGCGCATCTTCCTGCAATTGCTCGACCAGTTTTTCGGCGACGGCATCAGCAGCGACCGACGCATAGATCGGAGCATCCATAATGGCCGCTTCAATCCGCGCTTTATACGCGAGCAGACTGGAATAATCTATGCTAAAGCCCACTATTGAAGCCTCCACCTGACACAAAACGCGTCAGTTCTACATCGCGATACTCTAAAAACCCGATAGATGCGTTGTTGGCGTCGATCACACGCCACTCTTGAAAGTCGTTCGGTGCAAACCAGAGCTTTTTATTGTCTAAACGCCGGATATTCTTCACAAGATCGGCGCGTTGAATATCAATGGTGATGTCAACATTGAGCTGATACTGCGCGTAGAGCATGCCGCCGTTCGGAGACGGCTTGAGGACCGCGCCCTGAATCCTTGAAAGGTGCGCCACCACGTTTGTGAGATGTGGTTGCGGCGTGTCTGTTCCACCATTCACACTGTACGACGAGCGGTACACGTCGATCAGGACGTTCGGTAGTACGATCATGCTATACTCCAATCGTCATAGCGTGAAAGTACACCAAGTGCATCAGGGCATAACGAGGTCGCCGTCTGGCGTCCAAGTGCGGAAAACGGTGTCACACGTGGAAAACTTATTTCCTGCTCGCCGTTTCTGAACTGATACATGCCTTTATAAACGCCCATTTCGTTCAAATGCTTTAATTGAAGCAAGTACGAAGTCTGGATGATACAGGCTTCCGTGACATAATCAGGGATGGTTTTAGTGTAGTCAGCCGTGACCGTCACCGTGGGAAGCTGGACGCTGTTAAAGGTCACGGAGCCATCGGTGTAGTTGACGGTGTAGTTGGCGGCGTTGACAACCGCGCCGTTAGCGTAGACGACGGGCGGCACTGGCGGCAGGGTGTTGGGCTGCGTCGCAAGCGCTTGATCATAGCTACTCGCCCAAAACCCATCAGTTGCATAGTACGTCGTGCCCTGCCCTCCATTCATCAGTTCTTCGCCTGTGACCGGGATATAGTACCCGACTTCGCAGTCCATCTCGACGATAGGCGGCTTGAGCCCTAGTTCGAGGATGATCGGCGAGAGGCTATAGGTCACGGCTTGCAGCGGCACAATCTCGATGTACTCGTCGTCGTTGTTAATAACGCAGTCACCCGCATTGATGTTGGCGAAGAAACCCGCGCCCGATGTCGAGATATTCGACACCTGAATGCGGTATCTGGTGATGTTGCGAACAGGGGTATGGTAGAAAGGCATGAACGTTTTACGAGATGATTCATTGAATTTCTGCTGGATCATCACCGTATGGGGCTCAAAACCGCCGCGCTTGGCGTCAAAGCCGAAATGAGCGTCGATGCTCGCTTCGGCTCTGCTAATCGCGTATGCCAAGTTCATGTCGCTGATACCTGATAGCGACACGCCGTCCTGTATTCTCTTGTATTGCGAAACAGTAAGATACTTTGGCATACCTTATCCCTTAAATCGCCATCGGTATTGCGTTGAAACAATAGTCGCCTGCGGTGCCTGTGACCGTCACATACAACGCGCTGTTTAACTTACAGTTGAACTCGTACGAGCCTACCGGGGGATGCGTCAACACCAAAAAGGGGTTGCCGGAGCCGTTAGACAGCGTAATCACATCGGTAGTGCCTTGCGTGCCAACAACGAGTGTTCCTAAAAAGGTGCCGTGTGAATGTCCGGTATCAATGATCGTCTCAGCCTGCGCTGCATGAATGCGATACGGGGTATAGCCGCCGACATTGGAAATTTTTGCGAAATCCTGTGCCATGTCTTACCCCTTATTGCGGGCCAGCACAGACCCACTCATAGCCAACGGTCGCCGCCACACTTGCCAAGCCTGTCGCGTTGTTAGACAGCCGTTTGACCGTGATCACATCGCCGGGTTTCAAGGTATTGGGCAGGGCCGCAATCTGACGCGGAACCCAGGCGCTATCGGTCACCGAGCTTGAGTTGTAAACACGCTGTGCAAGCGGCGTTGAGACCACGTTGTAGGTGCCAGAATGCGTATTGGCAAACACGGCAGTGATGGTGTTGGCGTTGGCGTTAAACGCGGTAACCTGAACAGTTTCAGCGGTACCTGTACCACCGCTGATATCCAGGTATTGTCCGACGTAGCAGTTATTAGCAGCGCCAGAACCAACCGTGATCGTGGTTGAGCCAGCGGCGGAAACGGCGGTACTTGATGTCGTATTAGTGAGCAGTGCGCCAGCGCGATACTGCTTAAACTGCAAGGTAAAGTAGTTGGTCGCCTGCCCCGTCATAGTGGCCTCCCACACGGCGGTAAAGAAGCGAATTTGCTGGCCGTTATACGCCTGATATCCGGCAGTTCCCGATGGAGTGCCTTGCGTCAGGTCAGCGACGTAGCCAATCACATGCTCTACATCTGCGGCAGAACCAGCGGCCAGGGCAGGAAGAGCGTAAGTTTCGATCTGCTGCAAGTCAAGATTGCCTCGCAGTGCTTTCGACATTTTCATGTCAGCAGATTCCTCTCTGTGTCAGACATGCTTTGGAAGCAAGTCTTTTAATTCTTCGATAAGCTGTAAGGTTTTCTGTGCGCCAAGGGCCTCAATAAGCGCCTGGGCGTCGGTGGCTCCAATCATAGCGGCGAGCTGCGTTGGCTCCATGGGCTGAATCCCGGTCGCCTGTGCAAACTCAACTTCGTTGGCGTCGGCAGGAAGGATCGCTTGAATAAAGACGCGAGACGTAGCAGGCTTGCCGTCTGGGCGTGTGCCTTTGGCCCAACACTGCGCGACCGAGCGCGGAATATTGCGAAACACGCCGCCAAAGCCTTTGTAGTTGTCGATGTCGGTGCGCTGTGTCGGGGCGACTTTGCCGTAGCCGTAAAGCACCGTACACATCTCTTCATTCGCTAAAGGGACGGCAGATTTGGGGTCGTGGGCAGGAAAGACCTGTACTTTGTTGGGATCAGATTTAATAGCCATGTGTATGTCCTCCGCTATGGATTGGCTTGACGATGTTTGGTCGTCGTGACGGTTGCGTGTAAAGTTTTGCCTGATTGCGCCGCTTTTGTCGTAAAGCGGCTTGATCTGGTTGAAAGACCTGTCGCATGCGTCTTTGTTGGCAGCGCTGGTCTTCCTTGTATTTTTCGTATCTGATTGCGTTGCGCGTGGATCGTGCCGCGTTCTTTGGTGAGAGAGCCGCGCAGCGCAGCCATTTTAGCGCGACGCGAGGCGATCACAGCGCGGGCGTGCGCCTTGGTTGCGCTGGCTTTACTGCGAATACCCTTCGCTTTGGCCTTGTCTTTGAGCAGTTGCTTGCGAGCAGAGGCGCGGATTGACTTGAGCCCTGCGCGTTCATGACGTACACTCGCCCGTTCGCCTTTGATCTTCGCTCGCTGCCCGTGTATCATGGCTTCCTGGCCTTTGATAGCGGCCCGCTGCGTCCGAATCGTCTGGCGAATAGCGCGTTTTTGCTCGGCGCTCATGCCTTTCATCGCCAAGCGCTCGGCTTTGATCGTGGCTCGCTCGCCTGCGATCACCTTGCGTTCAGCTTTGATTTTGGCTTCCTGGCCCTTGATTTTGCTTTCCTGCCCTGCGACCTGCTTTTTCACCTTCGCCGCCGCCGCATGTTCCTTCGCTCGAATCCCCGCTTCAGCCTTACGTATCCCGGCGAGCGCTGCCCGATCAGACGCTAATGCGCTTCGTTCAGCGGCGTGGATACTTTTGATCTGGGCTCGCTGCGCAGCCATTTGTGCTCGTTGGCCTTTCATCGTCGCCCGTTCACCTGCAATGACCTTGCGTTCAGCCTTAATGGCTGTTCGCTGCGCTACGGTTAAACGATGAATACTGCCAACGGCTGTCCGGCGTATGGCGCGTCGAGTCCGACGCGCTTTTCGATGCGCCAACTGCTGTAAGCGCAGTGCTGCGTTTGCGTACGTCGCCATCAGAACCTTTGTCTGGGGCGTAACCTAGAAGTTACGCCCCAGGTGCTAGGAGTTAGCTAGCCAGTCTGCGAGCCTTGCCAGAGTAGAGAGGCGCGGCCATTTCCATGCCATACATGCCAAAGATGATGAAACGGTTAGAAAGAGCGCCATCAACACCTGTAGGGATTTGCAGGACAGTGAAGCTTTCACTGTACAACCAGCGCAAGAAGATGCCCATTTCGTCAAGGACGTAGATGTCCTCAACAAGAGCATTGTCGGATGTGCGGTTGTATGTACCCAACGTGTTACCAGGGATCGGGACGATGGTCAGTTCACCGTTGGCCCAGGCCACGCGATTACAGCGTACGCCGGGGATGATCTCAACCATGTCGTTGTTGTAGCGCTGGTTGTTCTGCTGCTCGATGTCAAGCGCCTGTTTGGCGTTCATGGACATGAGGACCAGTGAAGGATTGCCGCCCGCCTGAGCGCTCTTGGCGGCGACGGTCTGCAAGGTTTCCAGCATGTTCAAGCTACCGATGTCAGTCTGGATCGCGTTGTTGCTGGAATAGGTACCAACGGAGCCCAAAATGCTGCGGAAGCCATCGAAGCCATTGGCGTTGTATGCGCCGAGTTCTGCGCTTGCGCTCGCACCACTTGAAGTGCTGGCGTTACCTTGAAGGATGGTGTACTGAACGTCTGATGCCAATTTTATCATACCGTTCGCCAGTTCGGTTTTCTGCGGGTCGTATGGGGCTCCACCTGCGCTAACCGCTGCGAGTTCTTTGATACCAACACCACGACCTGTCGCGAATACCGCTATTGGCGCTGTTCCACGCTGGTAGGACGAACTGACGTAGTTGACGGTGCCAAGCTCCGAGATAATCGTGCTCTGAGCGGCAGAAGAATCAGGAGAGGTGATCTGGTTGAAAGCATGCACGAGGCCATTGGCCTGCCCTTTTTGCAGCCTTTCGAACACAGGGAAGGTTTTCACGAACAGAGCGTACAAGATGGGCTCAAGGTCCTGACGGATGAGGACGTTACCTGTGGTGCCTGATGTGCTGTCCAGAATACCTTTACGTAAAAGATCAGGGGTAGAAGCGCCTTTGATCATCTCGCCCATGTATTTCTGGCTGATGTTGTGGTCGTCACGGATCGCCTCAGTGGAGTTCAGCATGAAGTTCAAACGGCGATCCAACTGCTGAATATTGAGCTTCAAAAGCTCGTCAATTTGCTGCTGACGGCGAATGCTGTACGTCGCGTCGCGTGGATCAGCAACCGTAGTAAATGTCTGGTCTGACATGGATTTCCTTCTTTGTTTATTTTTGTTGCTGCCGTGGCTCACGTCGTAAGCTGCGTCTTGCGCCGCTATCGAAATATGTGGCTGTGCAAGGGGTAACGGGTAGGGTAGGCGCTACCCGTCGCAGTACTCGGTTATCGTCATGCTTGTTGACGCGGAGAACAAACGTCATCCACATGACCGGACAACCTATTTACTACCTAGTACAACACGCAGGGGAGTGCAATAGTCACTACCATACGGTAAAAGTGGGACTAACGGTTAAAAAAACAGAATCCAAAGGCGATTAGCAGGGGAATCCCGGCCCATATCGCGATGCCGATGCAGAAATTCAGAAAGAATTGTCGATTGGTTAAGGGCGGCTCCGGCTGGATCAGGCGATAGTGACGGTCAGATTCGTCGTTGAGTTCAAAAAGAACCGCGTCAAGCTCGTTCTGATTGTCTTTGATCATTATACTCCTGCTGTAAGGCAATACGCACCAGGAGACCGCGCAATTCTTGATATTCACGGCGCTGCTCGGTGAGAATCGCGAGCTGTTCTTGATTGATTTTCAGCAGCATTTCAACCTCGCTGGCTTCGATGTCGTCGCGCTGATGGTCGCGCTGCGCCTGCCTATTTTGCGACAAAAGTACGATAGGACCTGTGAATGCCGCTTGAAACGACAAACACAGGTTCAGCAGGATAAACGGGGCGGCGTCCCAATGGTAAAACCAGCCCACCGAGTTGAGCAGGAGCCAGAGCGCCAAAAAGACGCTCTGGACAATGATAAAGGTCCACGAACCAAGCCGCTCCGTCACCCGGTCGGCGACATAATCGCCCAGGTTGGTCGGCTCGTGAATGCTTGCTCTACGCATAACACCCCTTAACGGGCGATCTGGTTATCCAGATGAGGCACTTTGGCCTCTTTCCCTGCCCGGTATGCCTCGATGTCCGCAAAGGACATAAAGGTGATTTGATCGGTTGTGAGCGGCGGTCGGACGCCCTTTTCCGTGGTGCCACCGACGCCAGCAGGCCAGTAGCGATATTCCATGAACATGCCGCCAGCCTTCTCACGGTCGACGCGGGTCAACTCAAAGGCTTTGGCAAGCGAATCGGTCGCGACCATCTCAGTCGGCTTTGCACCAAGACCGAGCAATTCTTCACGCGTCACGGTCGATTCTTTGTCCTCGTGGACGCTGCGCTTGTGATGGATCGGGTTGCCAAGCGGCATATCTTTAAGCGCGGCGACGGTCTCGTTGTACTTATTCAACTCTGCGTAAAGTGAGCTGACTTCGCTTTGCGCCTTCTTGACCTCGGCCAACACGGCGTCGCGATCTGCCTGCGCCTTCTGAATGTCGGCGGCAAACTGCGCGTAGACCTCGACCGACTTGGTGATTTTCATCACATGCTCACCGAGCGCGTTGTACATCGGTCCCATCGCCGGAGTCTGACCGCTGATTTCCGCCGCCTGATTGCTGGCTTCACTAAAAGACTGCCCGCTTTCGCCGCAGGTCATGCCGCCAGACATAGATTTCACCATGTCATGCAATATTTGCAGGTGATGCATATGCTGACCGTCAACACTGACATGTTTGCTGATCCCGGCTTCCTGTGCCTTTGTATAAGCTTCAGGGCTCCATTCCGGCATGTTGAGCGCCTTACCTAATGTATTATAGCTTTCCAGCATGGCAAGTGTATGTGCTGGTAGTTCTTTTGTCTGTACCTCCGGCTCTGTCGGGGCAGGAAGATCAGCCTCTTTGGTTTCGATGTCAGGCGAGGCGGTTTCTATGACTTCTTCAGCGGATTTCTGAGGCTTTTTGTCGTTCTTACCGTCTTTGTCGTCGTCGTCCTGATCACCTTCGCTATCGGCATCGTTATCATCGTCGCTAGACTGGTCAGCGGCATCATCCTCGCCGTCCTGGTTGTCGCTGTCTGGCGTTTTTGCGGGTTTTTTCTCAGGGGTGGAAGCGGCGGCTACTTTGTCAAGCTCCGGTGCCTCTTCGCTTTTCTGTTCGATTGCTTCTTCGTCCAAAGCTTTCTCTCTTTCGTCGCCGCTAAAATCCTCGGCGGAAATGTCGTGCAAATCGTCTACCACGTCAGGCTCAAGGCGCGTTGTGGCAGAGACAGCCGGATCACCAGCAAACAGAGATTTCACAGCGTCAGGCGCTAAAAATTTCTCCTTGCCTTGGTGTGTCAACAAAAACTGTTTACTAGGAATATGCCATTCAAGACGCGAATCAGGACGCTCACGCTCTAAGAACATATCCATCTGTTCGCGAGTCTCGGTGGTAAAGCCCTTAGAGAGCGCTTTATATCGTGAAGGCCACAGCGCTTTCATGGCTGGTGCAAGATGGGGGTCCAGCGTGCGGGTAAAGACACCTGAAATCGCGTTTTCTACCCAACTACGCTGATTGCATGGGATACCCACCACGCTATATTCGACGACGTAGACACCGAGGATTTTAATCGGCATCTTGGCGTAGTCTGGCCCGTCACTGGCGTCTGGCACCTCGTATTTCGTGACCATGCAGCCAATCGAACACCCGAGTCTCCTGCCATTGTCGATATAGCGTTTGACGCGGGCTGCTGACGGATTGTCTAGTTCCACGTCGACAGATAAATGCAGGTCGGCTACACCGTTTTGATGCTTAATTGCAGGTGTTCCTACGACCGAACCAAAGATGCTATCTGGCAAATCATAATTATGATTCAGCCAGATAGTCATGTTTGGCGCAGCTTTTGTCATGTCATTGAGCGCATACAGCGTCATGACATCGCCCTGCATGTCTTGTTCGGTAGAGGAGCCTACCATATGAACAAGCCTGTTATTTGTCCTGTCGCTTTCAATGCCAGCGGTGTAGATTTTGAAATCCGGCGTAAATCCTTCGCCTTTTCTCAAAACTACATCTTCTGCCGTGATCGACGGTACAAGCTCAATGACTTTGCCCATTATTTCTTTTTGCTTTCCTTGGCTTCAGGGAGAACGACTTCAACGGGGTCAAGACGATGATCGACGCCGTTGGTGCTGTGCAGGAAGCGCACGTCGCTGTAGTCGCCGCCTTCTTTGAGGTGATAGACGACGTGAAGCTCGTAGCTGCCATCAGGCAGTTTGACCGTCTTGGCGCTCTTCAGTTTGGTGTCGTCGTGAGATTCAACGTAGTGTTTGTTATTCCCGTAGTACATGAATTATTTCCTTTCCGGCATCCATCGTTTGCCGAACTGTCGAGTGTCCATGCTCTTCTTGCCGCCTTTGCCGCCGCTTGAAGAGCTGTTAGAGCCTTTGCCGCCACTAGAGGACGAGGAAGCACCACGCCCAGAATTAGGGCCTGCCGTCTGGCCTCTATCTTCGGGGCTATCATTGCCCTGCGATTGAATCGGGCCAGCATAGTCACCAGAGCCGCCAGAGCCGTCGCGTGGAGCCTGATTGTCGGTCGGGCCTCCAAGCGGGTCCTGCCCGCCCATCGCGCCGTCTGTCGAGACCCACGGCGTAAATTCGCCGAGCTTATTGTCGTAGGAGAGCCAGGGCAGGGGACCCTCACGAGTCGGGGCGTAAAAGGTATTGCCGCCTTCCACGGGCTCTTCGCCAAACAGCGCCAATACCTGATTAAGCGTCATAGACGGCAATCCTGCGAGCCCGGTCGTCGCGACCTTAATGGCTCGCTCAGCGTGCATCTGGCGGTCGGATTCGCTGACTTCAGGGAAGAGAATCCGCAGGTTGATCGCGTCAAAATCGACGCGGCCATCAGGCAGCTTCGGCGCGAAATCGGCGATAATTTCTTCGTTGAGGTAGGATTCGATCAACAACAACAAAGGGATCAACCCGGTATCCTCAAAGATTTCCTGCTGTGAAGAGGCCGTTGCCTTGTTGATATCGAATGTGATGCCTAGCTGTTGCGGGCTGATTTGAAAGACAACAGCGATCTTTCGGGCAAGATAGACCTGCCATTCCAACCATTGATTGTCGCGAGCGCTGAAGATAAGCGGCGTCACATTGGCGGGATTCTGGCCGCTAATCCAGAAAATCTCTTTCTGTCCGGCGATGTCGGTCTCGTAACGCGATCTGATCGTCTCTAGCTGCTGTTGCGTCGCGCCCTGCAATTGGATCATGTGGGGCGGCGGCTTCATGCTGACCATGTTGGCCGCTGATTTGGTCGCCGCCAGATCAGCGCGAATGGTGTTGTACAAGACCTGGACAGGCGAAAGCGAAAAGCGGTACGTCGCAGGGTTGGCCGTCATGAGGATACATTCATCGTTGCGCAGCGGCACCTTGCGCGTACTGCGACTATCCTCGTAGAGATAGCGCGGTTCTTTGTCTTTGCCTGACCAGTCAGGGTAAATCTTGATGTTGGCCCCGTCCTCAGTATAGAGGTGAACAGGTTGTCGTGATGGGGTCATGTCCTTGAGAATCACGCCACGATCTAACACCAAAATATCATCGCAGATCGACGACATTAACTCATAGTAGTTCTGCCGATATTCGTTGGGCTGATCGAGTAACAACTGAATCCGCTTCGCAAGCGCCTTCGGGTAGGTTTTGCGCTCGTTAAATGGCATGACGGCGATGTTGGCGCGGCCTATTTGCTGGCGTCGGGTGTTGATTGCTGCTCGGACCCATTCGTTTGAGTCGGCGAGGTCGCGTAAAATGCGCGAATTAGGGACGCCATCTGGCTGTGCGTGATTGCCCGACCAGATACTAGAAACCTGGGAGGATTGGGGGTGAGCGTTCCCAACGGGACTATGCTTTTGCAGGTATGACTGAAAGGTCGTGAAGTTGTTGGGAACATTGCTGCCTTGCTTTCTGATATCATCCAGGTAGGGAATCAGTTGCGGGGTGCGCTCCAAGATCGAACTAGCGCGGGTTAAATCAAGGTATTCGCCAGGGGTCCCCCCATAGCGCACCGATTTCTGTGTCGCAACGGCCTGCGCTTCCTGCAAAGCGGTCGCCAGTTCGCGATATTCATGCGAGAGCGCCGTATCTTGCGAGAGGTCCTGCCATTGCTGCGTGGATGTTTTCACAAGACGGGGCTTGTTGTGTCGTCTTTTTCTGCTCACAGCGTTTCCCATTCGTTGTAGTCGCCAAAGATACTCTCTTCAGCAGGGTCGTAGCGGGCCTCAATGTATTGCGCAAGCTCTTGCGGCGTTTTGATCGCGGCTGGCCCAATCTTGTACGCCGGGACCTTGTAAGCCTCCTTGATAAAGTCGATCAACGCCAGCATTTCATCCCAGGATCGGATGTGATCAATGCAAATCAGCTCAAAATTGCCCATGCCGCACTGTCGGGCGATCTCTCTGACGTGTCTTTTATAGAATTTCAACGAATATTTCACGCAATACCCCATCCATTATCATGTTTTACGGGAGACGCAGGCGCGGTATACGGGGCCGTCGAGCCAATCCAGGCTAAACTCCGCGCCATCTGCTGTTGACGCAGCATAATCGCCGCATCATCGACCTTTTTGACCTGGGTCAGTAGTTTCTCAAGCGCGGCTTTGGCTTCGGCATCCGTGATGTTTTGACGCGTGGTGATCGTCATAGGCACTTCAGCGCCCCGTTTTGCGCCCCATACCGCTAAACATAGGGAAATAACGCAATCGTCGTGTTTGCCTTCTGGTGCGCCATAGATAACGTTGCGACTCTTCGTGATCTGATAGCTGAAATCTTTCAGTTCTGAGAGCAGGATAGGGATAGCTGGATAGGTAATATAGCGCTGTTCAATCGCGACAACGGCACGATCAATGAGTTCTTTTTTTGAGGCATTGGTAAAATAGTAGCCTTCAACGGAAATATCACGCTTCTGCGCTTCTTCAAAGATCGGGCTCCCGACGCCTGTTGTGTCCATGATAACATGAGCGCCGTTGTAGCGGTTCGCCGTTGGGACCACGTAGTTGTCGAGCTGCAAGCCATAGTCAATGCGATTAAAACGCTGAAAATCAACGACCTGCCCGGTATCGCAGTCAATCGTCGTAATCACACTATAGTCGTCCTGCTTCGCCACATCCCATCCCACGACGTAAAAATGCCCTGGAATCGGGTCTTGAAAAGTGCCGCCAATACACTGATCAATTTTACGAAAGACCGAGGCGGCATCGTCGAGAAAGACTGCCTCGAACTCTTGCTTAAAGACAAATTCGGGCAGCGTCCGCCGCGCTTCCTCGATTTCCTTGGCAGGAATGAAGGGGTTGGCCCACGTCGGAAAAGACTGCGACCAATAGTCGGGCTCATTTGGGTCCTGTCCACGCATGAAAAGTTCCCAAAACCAGTCTCTACCCCACGGAGTACTGATAAATATGCCGCCGCCCTGATTGTCGGCTAGTGCCGGACGTACAACTTCTGTCCAGGCTTCTTTCGGACACTTCGACGCTTCGTCAAAGACGACGAACGACGGGCCGTCACCGCGCATATTTTCGTAGCGTTCCGCCGAACGACACTCGATAATCGCTCGATTAATCAGCTCAATGCGCATTTTGCCGTGATTGACAGGCTTGGCAAGAACGGGCTCAAGTGCCTCGGCGAGCAGATTGAAGGCGATTTCTGTCTGGCGGTACGTCGGCGCGACCCACCAGTTGAGCGAGGAGGGCTTTTCCAGCGCCTTTTTTGCAAGCTCGTTGGTCGCCGCCAAGGTTTTGCCAAAACGACGCCCACACGACATCACCCGGAAGCGGGCGCTGCAATCGTGCAACACCATCTGTCCGGGGTGCGGCGTGTAAAGCTGAACTTCTTTAACTTGTTCGCGTCGTTTAGTCTGAAACGGCATGGTTTTCTTCGGTGATTTCCTTGATCTCGCCGTCAATCACAGGCTCAGGTAGTGCATTCCAGGCGTCAGAGGCAGAACCGCCTCGACCCCAGGAGGTCACGATGCGGATTGGCCCGCCATCTGCCCCGGTGATTGCTGTCACGTTCTTGCGTTCTCCGCGCTCTTTGGCGATATCGTCGAGCAGACCCCGATACTGTTCGATCACATGGGGTGAAATCCGGGTCGTGCGAGGATCGAGAATGTAGTCTTCGAGCTTTTGCGCCACGGCTTTCAGCTTGCGTACCCGCTCGTGCGCCATCGACAAGCCTTCGCTGTAGACCTCCATGGCCTCAACCTCGCGCTCTTCACGTAAACTGTCGTCCCAGGCTTGTGCGCGACGGTCCCACTCGTACTTTTTCGCGTACTTCGACCACTGGCCGACCATCGTGGTATTCGACGGCGTACCGCTGACGGCGCGATATTTGCGATAGGCTAAGCCCATCGTGCGCAGCGGGCCGAGCAAACGATAAATTTCGAAGCGCTCATACCACATGCGCGGCTCATCGGGTAGTTGCTCCCACGGGTCGCGTTCGTCTACTTGAAGGGAAGTGTCTTGTTCCATGCCTACCTGTCCACACATAAGGATGTCCTTACATGTACTTTTGACTGAATACTCTCAACATTAGAAACACGTGTAGTATAACTAAAGTAACGAAGGGAAGGACTAATGGTACATAGTTATGCGGTGGATACTGCGCCACTATCCAGACCGTGATAAAGTCTGGTGGCCGAAGAGATGGACCGATAAACAGTGCGACTATATTCTACATCATTTTGCGTGTTTGGAGCGTCATGGCTTTAAAATACACTGGTGTTGTGGTCTTGACGTGGCAAGAGACCAGCGCGATCATCGGATCACGCGCTGCTGGATCAAGACGCACGAGCTAGAAGTGCGCAAAGCGATGTGTTATGACGTAGAAATTTATGGAGACAACCCCAATGGAACAGGAATTATCATCGAGAGACGCAACACGCCTCGTTACGGCAGAATTGAAGATCAAGGACCAGTCCGACCACATCACGTTCCTCGAAAAAGAGCTTAATCACTATAAGCTCGCCTATGAATTAGAACGCCTGCATCATCACCGGGCCAGCGACCTGATGATCAAATACGGCGCACTAGCCCCGGCAGGCAAGAAGAGGCAGCGTTTTGACCGCAAATTGAAACTCTTCTTTCCTGCCTTGTGGGATATGGTCTTAGAAATGCGCCTGAGAAATAAGAACTAACATGGAAAATAACATCGTGCTCGTACGTTATAGCAATGGGCGCTGCTATTTTAGGAAGGAGCACGCACTTGAAACGCTTTTGTCTACCCATTATACTATGTTCAGCCCTTGTAGCCCTCATTGTAGCTGGTATCACCTCAACGCACGCCGCAGGCATCTCCAACTGTTCGCTCACGTACACCGTACGGTGGGGCGATACACTTTCTGGTATAGCGAGCCAGCACCGAGAGACGTGGCAAGGCATCCAGCAGATCAACGAGTTAGCCAACCCCAACTTCATTTTCCCCGGCGAGCAGCTTTGTTTAGCAAGGAGGAACGTCACGGCGACGGCGATTAAAGGCACTGGAAACTATTTTAGCTACCCCCAATGTACCTGGGGCGCTAATCAGAAGTATCACGCCCTGCATGGCATCTGGGTCCCTTGGACGACCAATAGCAATGCGTATCAATGGGCGGATCGCGCCCGTGACTTCCACTGGACCGTGAGCGCTGCGCCGCAGGTCGGCGACATTTTCGTCCTCGCGCCGCATCAACAAGGCGCGTACGGCCTGGGCCATGTCGGCGTCGTGACACAGGTCAAAGGCAAAACCTTCATCGGCACATCAACGAACTGGTTTCCGCGCTTTTATAGCTTCACGGACGTAGAGTACACCACGACAGGCGTGCAATTTTTGCGTTATTGACGCTTGCTTTTCTGTGGTGACTCAGGTATACTAGGGGTAACGAGTTCCCTGGTGGCGCATGGCGAATCTTGTTATCTCCTTTTTCATACAAAAAGAGACGGCGAACGTGTTCTTGGGCTTTGACGTTCGCCGTCTCTTTTTGGTCCTCCAAACACTTGACATGATGTCGTAAATACGATACAATACGTCAAGAGGACGAAGAAGAGTTTCATGTTTTACCGTGGCTGTGGTCTTCTTTCACTTCTGACGCAAGCCACGGGTTTTTACCTTTCGCTTCTTCGGCCTCCCTGGTCTTAAACGGAGGATGGTATGAAGAAAAAACGTGGTCCCGGCTATGGCTCAGTCGCGATCTTTCTGGCAGTGACCGACATCTGTATCCTAAGCGGCTTGCTTTTGAACGGGGTCACGATGCAGCAGGTTGGCTCATTCCTCTTTGTGATAGGGATGATTATCAGTTTTAGTTTTTGGATGTTTTAGAGGCAAAAATGACAAAAAATGCACAGTATTTCTCAAAAATTCGGAGTTTTTACGCGAAAAAGACGTTTAAACGGGAAGGCTCGCGATGGGTCAAACAGTATGAAAAAACGCCAGGGATCGTCGTGGTGCGCTGTCTCGCCAACGGTCGAGTCTATTTCGGGCGCAGTATGGATGTACGCCGAGCGGTCGGCAAATGGCGCAGCTATATCCGCACTGGCAAAACCAACATCAAAGCCATTGACGCCGATATCGCGCAGTATGGCATGGATCAGTTCAGTGTCACGGCAGGGGAAGTCGTGCAAAACTGCCCTGAAGAGTTCGTTCGGCTGCGCCTGGATATCCTGTTCCGGGGCTATGTCAAGAATAACCCGCATATTTATAATAAATTTGAAGTGATAGATCGTTATCTCCCGCTGTTTGAACGCGCCAGATACACCGCGTTAGGTGGCACCACCGGGCGCAATCAACAACAGGTGGATCGAACGACCGAGATTAAGGGGGCCGTCGTCTATGTTGTCACCAATACAGTCACTAAAAAGCGCCTTGTCTGTGGCGTTAACGATTTTGAGACAAGCTGGTTCGCCCTGCATCGTCAACTCCGTCAAGGCACGTTTCGCGACGCTGAGCTACAGGCAGATTGGAATACGTATGGCGAAGAGTCGTTTGTTGCTGATTTCTATCGCGTGGACAGCGCTGATCTTAGAAAGATTAAGGCTCTGGTACTACGGTCCTTTACAGATGTATACGGTAACAGACGTAAACAGGGTAGACGACGTGTTGTGGCTGATGGGGGAGAATTGGCAGGGTGATGTCGTAGAGGTGCCGATTGATATCACTGAGCGTGACGCCAACATACGCTTAGGCGATAGATTTGAACTGATTGAAACGTTGCAGGAAGAGCCCGAATTGTTGTGGTATCCACGCTATTAGGGCAACAAGAAAAAGGAGAACAAAAAGTGGAACAGTCAACGCCCATTATCATCGAATTTAAGAGCATCAATTGGCTCGCCAAAAAGTTTTTCTACCTCTACAAGCTTTTCGGCGTCCTCACGATCCCGCTGATTTCCATCCTGTTTATCATCAGTACGGCGAACTTGCTCTCAGGCGGCAACGTCACGACGACGCAATTTGATGTCGCCTGGGCCGTCATTTATAGTATCTGCTTTGAAATGAACGGCCTGCGCCTCGTCATTGACGCCAGGATCGAGCAGTTGAACCAACATCAGGGAGCAGCACGTGTTGACTACGGTATTGGTATAGCTCTCGTGATTTTAGGCACATCAACGACATTTATCGAAGGATTAGTCAACGCCAAGGTCCTCGCATGGAGCGACGTGATTGCCTGGGTCTGGCTCATTCTCTTGCTGCGTTCGCTCGCCGTGATTGCGATGATTATCCGAGAATGCGTGCATTATGCGCCGCTGATCAACCAGGAACACGCACAAGGCGCAGTGAGCGACGTGGCCCCGGTCGCAGCGGCGACCACTATTACCACGGCTCAGGTCGCAGAACAGACGCAACAAGAAGCGCTAAAGATCGAGGCGCAAGAGGAAGTCAAAGCGCTGCCGGAGCCGAAAGAAGCGCAGGAAGAAGAGGAAAAGGGCGAGCAACTTCCGCACTTTACCAGCAAGCATCAAAAACCTGGAAAGATCATCGTCAAAACGGTGAGTTCCAACAACGGAGAAGTCGCCGCCAAGATCGCTGAAATTGTAGCACGCTACCGCGCTGAAGGGAAAGCGCTACCAAGCCAGGGCAAGCTGGCACAAGAGGCAGAATGCAGCCGCATGAGCGTGATCCGCTTCTTTAAGGACCAGAAAGGCGACGCTTGACAGGCAGTGCTATACTACGCAGCAAAGCGCCGTGTATCGACACATAACTCAACCATCCGTTATGTCACGACGTAAACGCTGTCGAAGGTTTCGTGCATGTTACCTGGACAGCGTTTTCTTTTTGTGGTAAGGTTAAAGGGCTGCAAAAGCACCACGTTTTTGCGGGGAGAATTGCATGTAAATAGGCTTGTCCTACCCGTGTATACAGAAAGAACCGGGCATAGTTCTAACTGCCGAAAAGCGCCACGTGAGGAGGCTCCTAACGGAGTCGTGGCGCTTTTCTTTTTGTTAAATCGCGCCAGAATCAGCGAGAGAGGGCTTTGCTCAGATGAGTGGAGTCATTGTACCAACCTTGCAAGACACGGGCCTTCTAGCGCTTCTGGTGGCGATTATGGGGCAATCCGTACCATGGGATCTCAACCGGAGTAAATCGAAACTCCGATCCAGAGAGACACGCTACGTGTTGACATGGTAACGTCCACAATCTACGAGATTCATCGGCCCCGACAAACACGCCGCGCCGAACGTCCCCTGATACTACGTCAATCTGTAACGTGTGCTGCGTATGACACACCGGGCATACCACGTCCAGATAAATGAACACCGACATTTTGGCACCTCCTTATCGTAATACGACAGTTTTAGTATGCCATTTCGGTGAAGTTCCTGCAATGGGACCCGCCGCCTATTTTTGACGTAGGGGCCTCCTAAAAACTTTGTAGGAACGGTGTGAAACGAGGCAGGAGGCTGCGCGAAGAGGATGAGGCTATGTCGTTTTTCTCAGGATATCCTAAGAAACCTAGAAAGTTAGGAACGGCGTGAGGCGAGTTGTAGCGCGGCAGGAAGGGGTGTTGCAGGTTTTTAAGACTTAGGATTGAAGCGGGCCGGAATCCTATAAAATGCTCGTAAGGCTTGTAGAGCGGTGCGAAGAACTTAGGTGATTTTGGCATCCTAAAAAGTATAAATGTGCTTCGAGGCAGACGTAGAGCCAGTTTATAGTATTTTTCAATGCAGGAAATAGGATGTTAGGATGATTTTTGCTATAAAATACCTATGAATCTTCCTATGTTTCTCTCCGTACCCCTGGATATATAATATATACACTATATATATAATTAAAAATGTATTTAACCTATATAATAGTAGCTATCTAACTTTCTAAAAAAGTTAGGAAGATTTATAAGGATGTTAGAGCTTTTTCCATCCTAACTTCCTATTTCCTGCATTGAAAATGGCTGCGAATCGGCTCCGCAAGCCACGCGAGAGGTGTTTTTGCTTTTTAGGATGGATAAGGTTTATAGGATTTATGAAGCGTCTCTACAGGCGGCGTGACATGGTTTATAGGAAGAATTTAGGCTGACCTCCTAGATTCTTAAATTTTGATTAAAGCTGAGATTCTTAACCCATTTGTGACCCTCCTGCACTGGACAAACGCCAAGAAATTGCGTATAGTCGGCGTGAGCAGAGAGATTTTTCGTTCCCTGAAAGCTGCAAAAGCTGTAAAATCTTATCTTGCTGCGCTGCCCTTTCTGGCACCTCATTGCAGGGCAGCGCCTTCTTTAGCGCCAGTCTATCAACTATAACTAGAATCTTTATTTTGCGCCGATCTGAGTATCCAGCAAGCCGTAGCGGGACCCGCGCCAGGAAAAATGATGTCCGTACAACCTGATCACAGCACAACACGCTGCATGACAAAGTTAGACGCAGCTAAACTATGTGTATACCACATTTAAATATCAACATAGGGAAGTGATACATAGTAGTAGGGTCCTCCTAACTAGGATGTCAGGTGCATCTACACTATGAGAGACTATGATGTGTGCTATGTAGCTTGTATGGTCAAGCGGTGTACATGCTGCGTCGTGGCGATGTGACCAGGGCGACCAGATCGACGCCGACCAGGGCGACCGCATGCGCTCTATTCCTGCTATGCTACACACTGACATGCTATGCATCACTATGTCTATACATGCATCTACTATGTACTACCATGCAGGAATACATGCATACACACACTGCCCTATACTAACCACTGTACATAGCATAGGGGGTTATATACGTTGTATGGGCCTACAATGGCAAAATAAAGCCCTGTGTCGACGGGGTAGTACAATCACTAGGCAAAGTCGACACAGGGCGTTTCTTGCCGATCCTACGGCGATTTACGGCCACCCTAAACGCTGTTTGGCAGGTTGATACCCGAGCGTCGCCAACTCAGTCAGTACGGCGTCACTTAGCGCGATTTCGCCGTTTTTCAACTCTATAAACTCACCTGAAGCTAGGTACTCTTGAATGTACATACGTAGCTTTAATTGGTCAATATCCCCTCTAAACCGTTGTATAATCGTTGTTCTATTTGCGTCTTGACTGACTAAAAAGTCGACGAGCTTACCGCGATTTAAATCTTCCTGTTTGCGCTTTATCTCGGCTATACTTACCATTTGCATGTTTTGCGCGTTCTGTACATCGTCGTCACTCGGGAACACGACATGCACGTCACGTAACGCCGTTTCATGCAGTGTATATCGTACTGGCTTAAAATCGTCACGACCGATGTTGCTTTTAGCGCCTCTAATAACGCTAAATTCATGATGATTCTGGTCTTTATAGAAGTACAGTACTACACGTGACATACTTGAAATGAGCTTACTACCTGCCATACTGTCAAGCAGATTGTGAGCGGAAACGCTATCCTCACTGACTCTGGTCGTACGTCCATTGCGATGATTGACCAGGAGGATACTACAATAATTGTTTTGCGCCATAGCCGCCAATGGTCCCATAATCTTTTTGCACGTGATATCATGCTGATAATTGCTAAAAATCTGTCGAGCCGAGTCTAATATCACTAATTGTGCGTTAAACTCGCCTATCATGTCGTTTAGTAACTCCAAATCACGTGGTAACTCGAATTGCGCCTCGCCCACTTGCTGACTACTACCAGGGTTATTTACCGGAATCTCGCGTATTATATGACAATACGCCAAATCTGCGCCGTTTGCGCGTAGTCGCTTGATGATCGTCTCTTCTGTATCCTCGACGTTTATTATGAGCACATGCGCTTTTTCTTGTTTTTGCCCGTTGAACCATGTTCCGCCCGTCGATACTATCGCAGCCGCGTACATCGTCCAATGTGACTTTCTACAACCACCTTCACCGAATATCGTCGTAAGCACGCCACGATCTAACATGTTTTTTAACATGTGTTCTGAAGCTAAGAACGGTATAGAATCAGCCGTCTTTACAAAGCTAAAATCCTTCTTCTGCTTAATGGGAACTTTTCCCGCGTGTTTAAGCGTGTTTTCAGCTATAGACGTAGCTAATTGTAACTGTTGACTTTGCTTTTTCTGCATGTTTTATTCCATCCTTTTCTGTGGTTTCCTGGTCGCCCTGTGTTCCTGCTATGCTGCGACGCCGATCTGGTCGGCGTTTCCTGGTCCTGTGTTGAGGCGTAGCACGTCGCAGCGGTCGCCCTGGTCGGCGTAGATAGGACAATGTACCAGGGCGACCAGATCGGCGATTAAACGCCGTCTTGAGACCATAGCCGCTGCAATTCTAATAACTCTTGTTCGCTATATTCTGCAAACACATCATAAGGTTTATAATCTGAACTATCGGCGTATACGGCGTTATGTTTAGAAAAATCATGGTCAAATGCGTTATTAAGTCTACGCCACTTCATAACCTCTATTGGCATTTCTTGCGGGCTCAACGCCGATATACCATGTTGATAATGCCAATTGCCGCTATCCATAGCATGAGCCCTAGAAATCGCGAATTTTTGGCGCATGCGTTCTTTCCATTGTCCGAGGTCAAATGTTGTCTTGTGCATGTTTTGTACCATCTTTCTGTTAAACTAAGGTAGAATGTCGTTTAAAGTTTCCGTTTTGTGTTTTGCGCATGTTTGGCAACTTTGCGCGTTATGCTGTATAACCCATTGCGTCAAGGCGTCGTTTTGTTGCTGCGTCGCCGATCTGGTCGGCGTACTGGTCGCAGCGGTCGCCCTGGTCGCCATAACCGCATTGACGGCGTTATGCTGCGTACTGGTCGCCCTGGTCGGCGTCGCCGTGTTCCTGGTCGTGTTTGTTGGCGCTGAGACGACGCTAGAACGGCGTAGCAAGTCGCCGAATAGAAATGTACCTAGCCACCTATAGCCGTATCGTGTCGCCGATCTGGTCGCCCTGGTCGGCATCGGTCGCCCTGGTCGCCATCCATAGCGACGCCGACCGCGTACGAACAATGCAGGAATAGCGAATAGAAACGATCTGAACGGATGGAACACAGTATATTTATGTTTCGGCGATAGTTGGCTATTGTCGACAAATGATTTAACACGCTTATAGTCCCTAATACCTGCGAAGTAGTTACGGCGTATAGGAGGTACGAATAACAGCAATTTGAACGGGACCATACAACACCTTACGCCGACTTTAGCAAGCTCACTTGTGTACTGTAAGCGTAGTTTTAGCACTTGTCTATCATGCGCTTTTCTTGCTTCACTACGGTTTAAACCCTCATGAACGCCGACCAGAAAAGCAAACACGACGATAAACGGTATAGCGACAATATACGATAATACGGTCAACGTTCTGTAGATGATGTGATAATACTGCTTAGGTGCTACAATGATTGATAGCAAGAATAAGCCGATGTAAAGTACTGGACTGTGTAAAAGTTGCGTTAGCTGCATGTTGTTTCACTCCTTACGAAAAATAACCGTATGCCACTATACATAGTAACATACGGTTAACAGATGTGTCAAAATGATTTTTATTTGTCGTCGGCGACCGTGACCAGGAACACAGTATCACCGCATGTGAGCGTGTACACGCCGTCATGCGTGACCAGGGCGTTACACGTCGCAGCGGTCGGCGTACTGGTCGCCGTCGTCGCCGTCGTCGCCGATCTGGTCGTGTGCTTCTTGCCCTGGTCGGCGTGTTTGTGGTGTTTGGCCGTGTGCTTGCTTGCATGCTTCTTGCTATGTTTCGCCGATCTGGTCGCAGCGGTCGCCGATCTGGTCGGCGTCGCCGTCGTTATGCCCTGGTCACTAGGGCCGTTAGCGACTTGACAGTTTTTCGGTGGCGTCGCGTATTGCGTGGTTTTTCCCCATCCACGCACATAATAGCCCGCTTTATGGGCATATTTATGTGCGATGCAAGAAGAGGCGCTATACGTTGCCGCATGCGCATTAGTACCGTTTAACGCTGCGACCAGGGCAAACACGGCGTAAGTGATGAGAAACGCGAACAGTATACCAGAAACCGCAGTAAGCACCCAACGTTTAACAAGACCAGACCATGTAAAAACGGCGTCTTGTACTTGGAACGCATAAGGCTCATTAGTCGGCAAGTCAAGAGTAGACGCTAAAAAGTCGCGTGACGTGCTATCTACGAGATTAGGTGTATAAACGGCGTTTTCCTCACATGACATGCAAAACGCGTCACTTATGGGAGCATGTAACGCGGTCGCTAACTGGTCGGCGTCGCCCTGGTCGCCGTCTAGACCGTCGTCATGCTCAATAGGTGGCATAGCAGGATAGTCGATACATTCGCACGCGTCGCCGATCTGGTCGCAGCAATCGCAGCGGTCGCCCTGGTCGGCGTCGCCGTCTGTAAACCATGCGTCGCCGATTTCAGGCAATAACAGGAAACTATCGGCGTTTTCGTCGCCCTGGTCGCCCTGGTCGGCGTTTCCGTCTATCTGGTCAAGATGTTTCACTATGGCGATCTGGTCGCCCTGGTCGGCGTACTGGTCGGCGTGTTCCTGGTCGGCGATGGCAGGTAAAAAGCCACGTTCGACCAGATCGGCGACCGCTTGCGACGCTGTTAGAACGCCGCTTGCTACATTGTCCATTGCTTGCATAATTGCCTCACGTTTTCGCAGTTTTGCCGCGTCAAGCTCAATTGTGCTCTTATGCGTATTGAAGCATTTTGACGCCTCTTCATGGCCTATTTGCTTGTATTCGCCGTTAATTTCCATCCACACAGGAAAGAACCTATTGTCCTCCGTTCCATCTTCTCTTATCCATTGCACGCGCCAACCTTTATTATCGTTCTGCTTGTTGAGACCTTTACCCTCAAAACAATGTATTTTGTACGTCATACCTGATTCGTCAACAATACGCTCGACATAATCCTCATCTCTGTAAATGACGTTCATGCATGTATCATACGCTGCAATAAAGCCACGCTTGAAATTAAAGTCAAGCTCTAAACGCTTGTACTGTTCGCTCAGGTACTCATCAGCCTCTAATTGAGCAATATGCCCTATATTCCCGATATGCAACAATGCACTTTTGCCCGCTGCGTACTTCTTGCCACGATAGAAACCGTAGTTAAACGCAGCGGTCGCGATGCGGTCGCCCTGGTCCTGAGAGGTAACGCCGATCTGGTCGCCCTGGTACGCTTGCATGGTTTCAAGCGGTCGGCTATCCTCTATCATGTTTGAGCGGTCGCCCTGGTCGCCGATCTGGTCGCCGATCTGGTCGGCGTTTTCCTGGTCGGAAAAGTTGAGCCCTAAAATCACATCTGGGCCGTATGTATCGTAGTTCTCACGGGTAAACATATCCTGTGTATGACTCTCATGAATGAATAGGAGTGTATTTTGTGGGAAGTAGGATAGAACGCTTTTCAACGCTGCGACCAGGGCGACCAGTTGACGCCGTGTCATGCGTAGTACTGGCATTTCATCGGGGTTCATCACAATAGATTGAAAGTCGTCGTCATTGCGTACTTCAAACGCGTAGAATGACAGTTCATCGCGATACGATGCGGAAAAGTCGCCCTGTGTATTTTTCGGCGTCTCAAGCTTGCAGTCAGGACAAATGAAGTGTCGTTTCTGGTCGTCGAAGTCGCATGCACTCAAGAAAGTAGTAGGGCGATTGTCGCCACAAACGAAACATTTACGAGTTGTCATAGTGTTAAATCTCCTTTTTCGTGTTCCTGTGTACCAGGAAAGCATATTCAATTGAGTAACCATGTCAAGCATACATTCCATAAAGCGATATGTCAAGCGAATTATAGGACTATTTTCTCACGCTGCGACCAGGGCGACCAGATCGGCGACGCCGTGAAAGTGTTCTATCATCGCCCTGTAGTGAGGCGTAGCACGTCGCAGCGGTCGCCCTGGTATCATCGGTCGCATAGCAGGAACACAGGGCGACCAGGGCAAAATAAAACGCAGCGTGTACACTTGCTTTCCTGCATTGTGTACACGCTGCGAGAAGTCGCGACCAGATCGGCGACGACTGCGTTTAATACATGTCTTGCATGGTCATAGGGGATTCTAAGTCGTAGTAGTCGCCGTGTTTATCCACGCCGTACACTCCGGCTATGTCGTAGATACCACGTTTATGATAAAAGTCTTCAAAGTTTCTCGATGCCAGATCAGCCATTAATTCCCGTTCGTGCATCAATTCTTCGATGAATTGCTCTGTAGTGATATATGTGTTTGTTTGCTCGTCGTACATGAAACCGCGCTTATTGCGATAATTTAGCTTGTTTGGCAGTGTAGGAAAGCAATCGTCACACAATGGGACATCTACACAATGACATGGACAATAACCGCTAGTACCGCATTTTCTATCCCTATCCTCGACAACGTAGCTTATAACCGTTGCATCGTTTCCGCAGTTGTTAGCACATAATACATTATTTGCTGACAT